GTCGACCCATCGCTCGTTCAGACCTATGATGTGACCGAGGCAATCCGTAATAAAAATGCGGTACGCAAAATCACGCTTCTCGGTTTCGAGTCGTGCTTTCGCATACCGCAGAAAGGATGTCACCTTCCGAGGGCCTCGGTATTCGCCGATGCAGAGCCAGAATTGGTCTGATCCTCGTTCTGACCCTGAGATGTAAAAAGGTCGACGAGTTCCGGGTCGTTGAAGATTTCGAGCAGTTTCATCGGCAGAGCGAACACATTCGGAGCGTAGGTCGCCGGGTCTGCGCCCTCAAGCAGTGCCATGATTTCAAGCACCGCTTTCTTGTGACCCTTGAGTGCGACTTTCGCCGCCTCCTTCATGTTGCGGTCTCTGAACAGTTCGATCAGTGCCTTGTCGGTCATAATCTCGGAGGCTGGCTCAATCAGGTCAGCCAGAAGGTCGAGGGCTTCTTCGCCTCGGAACTCACTCAGCCTTTTCATCTCTTACGCCACCTCGCTTTAGCCGCTCGTGGAGTAGAACTCCATCGGGATGGTGTCCTGAGCATTGATGGACACATGACCAGTCAGTTCGATGGCGATGGTTCCCTTGCCGTTCTTGGTGGTCGTCAGGACGAAACCGCCAGTGGACAGGGCATTCATCAGCTTGACAGCGACCATGCCGCCGTCCGCTTTGTCGCCGACCCACCAGAGGTCGCTGAAGTCGGACTGATTCAGGTCACGCCGGGGGACGATCTTGCTGGTGTTGGTTCCGTCAATGTCAGCCGCACCGAGGGCCATCTTGATCAGGTCAGGAGAAGTGCCGAGGCTGGTCGTGGACATGGTGCAAGTCCACCCGGTCAGCTTCTTGCCCTCTTTGACGTTGTTCGGGGCATTGTCGACATCGGCAAAGAAGTCCTCGAACTCGGGAACACAGGACACAGTGATGCCGCCAGTGGTGGCGCAGATGATGTCCGCATCAGCCGGGGCAGTGACATTGGCCGGGTCGAAAGTTTTCAGGAGGACACCAGCATCAAGCTGGAGGTCTTCAAATGTGCTTTGGGGGATTTTGGTAAACATACCCATGTTTCATGCCTCCTCAGTTAGCCGAGAGATACTCGACCATCAAATTGAGATAGATTTTGCGGATCGTGTCATCCGACTCGGGGAGTCGTTGCGAGAACGGAGTTCCTCGGCAAATCCACAGATAGCCAGAGTCGAACGGAATGACTGCTCCACCGATGCCGATGGCCTCGGAGATGGCGTTGGCCTTTTGCGTGATCGCCTCCCACGAGGTGTCACGCATCCACAGATTCGCATGGATCGGGACAGGCTCGTCAAGAGCCGCCGTCACAACGGAGTAGGTGATGTAGTGACCACCGAGTTGCTCCATCGCATTGTCAGGGACAGTGTTTTCGTCATATGCTTTCCAGCCGAAGCCAGACCAGAACTGGTGGAGTGCTTGCTCCTTGTCAGCCATAGAGTCAAGCACCTCCTCCAGTCAAGACGAACTCCTCTGCGGTGACCACTCTCATGTCGAGGCTTGTGCTTGGCGGTGTCGCCTTGTCATCGCCGTCCGATGTGACTCGGAAGACCTTACCATCTGAAAGTCTCCTGAACACATCGTGATACTCAAGGACTTTTGCCCTCGGAGTGGTGATGGTGTAGAGGTTGGTCGCCCCTTGCGACTCGGCGACTCTCGCCTCGACAGATGTGTCGAAGTTCACCGCCGCAACGAATTTGGCTCCATTTGTCCAAACCGTTCTCTCTCCACCATAACCATCATCAACGGTTGACTTATTGATCATTCGGCACTCGGTGAGCGCATCTGTTAATAGGCTCATAGCACACTCAGCCTCCTATACGGAGCAAGTCGAGACGCAAACTGTGTCTGCCAACCGAACGAGTCGGAGCCGCCAGAGGCCGAACTCGAACCGCTCTTGAGCGTATAGGAGTAGCCAGCGAACGACTCGCTCTGATAGGGACTGTTGACAGCAGATGCGTTCTGGTCGCACCATGCGAGGATTTCGTCAGCGAGGGCGATCACATCAGGAGGGATGGACATCGCCCAAACCGCACCCTCGAAGGTCTCGTCGGTAAGGTCGTTGCTGATGCCGTACTGCCAGACCCCATCGTTGAGGTCGGAGCCGACGATCCGAAAATACTGCCCCTGTTTGAGGAAGGAGAGCGGCTCGATCTGTCCGTCTTCGATTGTGAACGATCCGTAGTGGATGCGTTCCTCGGGATTCATATAGTCAACGAGGAAATAGTTCCTCAGATATGCACAAAGTTCGGTCATCATCGCAGTCGCCCTCCTTCCTTGTCAGGGTCGATCAGGTAGTACCAGAGGAGGCGGCAGAGATGGTTCCCTTGATCACGCCAGCGGCGTACTCGACGAAGAACTGGACACCGCTCATGACGAGGGACTCGATCTGCGCTCTCTCCTCGTTCTGGTAGCCGGACTTGATGCCGACATAACCAGTCTCGTCAGCGGTCAGGGAGAATGCGCTGGCGATGTCGCCGTTCATGGTCAGGTAGTAGAGGATGAGGTTCTGCTTGGCGGTGGCGATGAACGTACCCTTGGTGACTCGGCTGGTCAGGATGACAGTGCCGAGGCCGAGGAAGTTCTCGATGTAGGACAGGCCGAAAGCGGTCTGAGTGCTGATCTGTGCGCCGCCGAGATAGTCAGCCAGATCGAGAGGATTGACGAAGAACACCGCTTCGGCGGCATCGTCCTCGAACTTGACCTGAAGCTGACCCCAAGCCGCCGCCAGAGCCGCTTGCAGACCGACACCGCTGGCAGAGGTGGAGCCAGTGATCGTGCCGTTGATCAGAGTGAAGAAATCGCCACGGATGCCAGCCTGAACATCCTTGAGCAGAGCCGCATCGGTGTCACGAACAGCGGCCTCGTAGCCGCTCTTCTTGATGGCTTCAGCGGAGGCCGCTTTGCGCCACTTCCTCAGGGTGATCTCGCCGACAGCAGTCTTGGTGGTGGCATACTGGCTCAGAGGGATGATTTCGCCCTCAGGAACCGCACCGCTCTGGAGAGTGCCGCTGGTCGTGTACACATACATGGTGGTTCCCTCCATCATGGGAACCTTCCGGGTCACGCCGAGGACTTCCATCAGCTTGTTCAGGGAGTTGTGAGTGAACTGGTTTACAAAGTCAACCTCACGGACTTTGCTCATCTGAGCCGCCTTAATGAGGTTGGTTTCGGCAGTAGTTACGACATTTGCCATTTTTGTCTCCTTCCTGTTCGGATCAGAAACCGAACAATTCGTGATTTTCGGCAATGGCGGCTTGTCGTTCGCCGATGTCCTTGATCTTGAGGATTTCGGCCTTTGTCATCTTGCCGCCGCCGCCAGTGTTGCCCGGAGGAGTGCTTGTCTGCGCTCCTCGGGTCGAGGAAGTCACAACCAGAGATGCGAACTCACCCTTGACGAGGGCATCGAGTTTGGATGTATCCTTGATCTTTCCCTTGTCATCGAACTCGATCTCGCCGATCTCGTCCCTTGCGCCACGCATGGCGATGGAGAGGTTCGCTCCTGTGATGTTCTTCCCCTCGAAGTAATCCTTCGCCGCCTTTTCCTTTGCGGCCTTGGTTTCCTTGGCGGTGACATCGGCCTTGTAGTCATCGAAGTCCTTCTGGAGTTTCTTGAACTTCTCTTCGTAGCCGTCCGAGCCTTTCGCCTCGTATGCCTCCAGCTTTTTCTGGATGGCATCATAATCGGAAACCTTGTCCTCGGCGACCTTCAGCTTGTCCTTCAGCCCATCGGTCACCTCGGTATGCGCCTCGATGATGGTGTCGGCCTGTTCCTCGGTCAACCCCATGCCCTTCAGCATCTTTCTCGTCAAACTCATGTCGTTTTGCTCCTTTTCTTCGGGCGGCAGTCCCTCGCCGCTTC